ATGGCTAGAGAGGGCATCACTGATCTAGGTGAGGGTTTTGGTGAGTTCCTGACCCATGCCCATCGCTTTCACGACCAGAAAGGCCGCATGACCGGAACAGACTTTGAACAATATATTGGCAACAAGGTAGCCACCAAAGGAAAGAAATATAACACCTTGCGAAATGAGTCTCCTGAGGCCGAAGAGGATAAAAAGGCTCGTGCGGAAGCCTATCGGAAGGAGAAGGATGGTGAATGAAGTCAGAACCCTCGGGCTACAACAGGCCGCTGAATTACTCAAAATGCACCCGGAAACCCTTAGACAACGGGTACTTAGCGGCGAAATCCCCAGTGCAAAACCTGGAAGGTCATGGATATTCATTGAGGCTGACCTTGCCGAATGGCTCCGATCACAATACTCTAGTGCGCGGCAGGTGGCGCAGGAAGGAGGCAAACTGTGTCCATCTATAAACGAGGTGACTCGCCCTATTGGTGGGTCAAAATTTCCGTTGCAGGTTGCAAAACAGTGCAGAGAAGCACTGGGACTACCGACCGACAGAAAGCCTTAGAACTGCATGACCACTTAAAAGTCCAGCTCTGGCGACAATCTAGACTTGGCGAGAAGCCCACTTACACATGGGATCAGGCGGTCTTGCGGTTCTTGGCTGAAACAACGTACAAGCGAAGTCATGCTGATGATAAGCAGCGCTTACGCTGGCTGCATCCTCATTTTGAGGGGGTACCGCTGGAGGGTATAACGCGGGATCTATTGGATGAAACAATGGCCAAGCGTCCCGAGTTAAGCCCTGCTACGGTAAATAGGTATGTTGCGGTTGTACGCTCTATCTTGCGAAAGGCTTGCCTGGAATGGGATTGGATTTCCAAGGTTCCAGCTTTTCGTATAAGAAAGGAGGCTCAGAAGCGAGTTCGGTGGATCACACAGGAAGAGGCAGCAAGGTTGATTGATGCTTTGCCTTCACACCTAAAAGATCCGGCTGTGTTCTCACTTCAAACAGGGCTACGCCAGCGTAATGTATTTGGGCTGGAATGGAGGCAGGTTGATCTTCAGAGGCGGTTGGCTTGGATCTATGTAGATCAGGCTAAAGGTGGACGTGATATATCGGTTCCATTAAACCCTGATGCTATAGCGGCTCTGAGGAGGCAGCTTGGAAACCATGATACACACGTTTTCAGCTTTCGAGGAAAACCTATGTCCTGTTTTGATACCCGAACATGGCAGAAAGCGCTGAAGATTGCCGGGATAGATAATTTCCGGTGGCATGATCTACGGCACACCTGGGCAAGCTGGCATGTTCAGGCAGGAACGACGCTTCAGGAGTTAATGGAGTTGGGCGGTTGGAGTAGTTACACGATGGTTTTGCGCTATGCTCATCTTGCAGATTCGCACCTGCATGATGCTGCAAGCCGGATCGGAGGTACGATTCAGCTACGTTCCAATGTTGTGCCAATTAGTGGGATGAAGAGAGGGATGCTGTAAGTTGTTGTTTTTATTGGTGCCCGGGGCCGGAATCGAACCGGCATGGTCGCAATGACCGGCGGATTTTAAGTCTTGTGCAAAGTGGTACCGGGGACGGGACTTGAACCCGTAAGCCTTTGACAGCGCTGGATTTTAAGTCCAGTGTGTTTACCAATTTCACCACCCCGGCTCCGCAACATCTCACCTATTCTGCAACATCTCCGCAACATTTTCTGCAACATCTCCCGCAGGTGGACGTAAGTCTACCCGCAGGCTCCTCTCCAGTCCAACTCAATCCTATACCTCATCTCCATCAGGCTCAAGAACAGCCGACGCTTGGATCAGATGGATCGGTGCCAGCTTGGCATATCGCATCGTCGTCTTTGGTGCCTTATGTCCTAGCCAATCCATTACGACCTTCAGGGACACACCACGTTGTACCAAGCGCGACGCACAGGTGTGGCGGCACAGATGTGGGGTGAACTCCTTATCCTGGGCGAGACCTAAGTGGGATCTAGCTCTATCCCAACCATGCCGCAGCCAAGATTGCTTGTAAGGGAACACCCTCCCCTCTCCTTGTAACACCATGCGACTCTCTACGATTTTCCGCACCCGTTTCGTCATAGGCACTGATCGAGCCTCATTAGTCTTAGTGATGGAAGCCTGGAGCATGATGAGGTTTTGCTTGAGGTCTACATCGCGCCCCTCAAAGGCAAGTAGCTCCCCACACCGCATACCTGTATCAAGGAGGACTGTGATCACATCTACGTGGTCGTGTTTGTTCCAGAATGTTAGCAGGTCGAGCAGGCTCCTCTCCTCTTCATCGCTTACCCAGCGTAGCCGTCCCTTGCCCTCATCGAGCCGCTTGATTCGCGGTCTGTCTTCGATCCACTCTTCCTCAACTGCCAGGGTGAGCATCTTGGAGAGTGCCGACATTTTCCGATTGATCGTACTATCGACGATACCCTTGTTCTCCAGCTGTTTCCGGTAGTCCTTGATGGCGAACTTGTCGATGTCCTGTAGGGGCTTGTCCTTCCCGAAGTAGGCGAGTGCTTCCCTAGCGTTGATCAAGGACGTGCGTACTCCTCTTGTTCCTCTCCACCCAAGCGGAGGGGGTTCCCGTTCGACGCCGTTATAGGCTGCCTGGAGCGTATATACTTTATGTGCCTGGGTGGAACGATTAGGGCGCACGAAAGCCTCATCCCCTCTCAGAAGGGAAGCCCTCAGCTCGGCTTCTGCAATCTCCGCCTCTTCATGGGTTGCGCGGGTGGTAGTTCGCCTCTTCCCTTTGACTGTTACATCAACGAAGAAGCTGTTTCCTCTTGGTCTGATAGCCATGTTGTATCTCCTTAACTATGATACTTCAAGTATGCGAGTCGCTAGACTCTCAAGGAAGCGTGTTCCTTTCGGTGTTAAAGTGACAAGCCTGTTCCGGTTGTCTTTTGGATCATAATACTTTTTCACGAAGTCCAACCCAGGATTGCCATGTCTATCGACATCAGTTAGCGCCGCTACATTTCTTGAAGCTGTGCTCCTGGCGTATCCCAGGCGTGCCGCAAGCTCCGAGATTGTCGGCTCTCCCATCTTGTGGATCGCCAGTAGGGTTGCTATCGTCTGTGCTGGCATATCCGCTTGTACCTTGCGAACCTGCTCCACACCCACTGCAAACCCCATCAATACTACTCTCTGTTCTTTGTTCATCTATCAGCTCCTTGGATATTTCAATGTATAATCTCCCTACTCTGATAAAAAGGGTGCGCTCCTCTTTCCAGCAGTCTAAAATTTTATATGCAGAAGTGCAATCCTCTGTCTCTATGAATATACAAAACCCTGCCACTTCGTAGTACCGCCAACCTTTTAACCTTCTTAGCATTTCATTACCTTTTAAGTCCGTGATAACTTCGTTGTTTATGAGAGCATCACCTCCTAGATTCTTCTCCCAACCAGTCCCTGCCTTGCACTTAATCATCCATACATAATGCAGGGCTGTCCATCACTTACCTTGGCATTCTGCCCACACAAAGTTTGACTATTGCTTCTACTTATCTGGGGCAGTGTTTTTCGCAGTGAGCAACACACCTAACGGAAGCAGGTTATGGAACGCCACTGTGACCATCCCTTTAGCAATTCTGGCTCCTTCGGGAGTGTGCCTGATCTCAGTCTGCTGCCGTCCTTCTGCGACTCTATCTATAGTTAGTAGCCCCTCATCCACTAGCCCCCGGACGATCCTACCAACGGTACGGCGTGACACCCCCACTATATCGGATATTGATTGTATGGTTGCGGGCTGGTTGTCCAGTGTGGAGAGACAGACCGCCATTGCTGTAAGAGCGCCCTCAAAGCCGCCTCCAGGAGTTCCGCGCAGCAGCCGATAGGTTTCTAGGTAGGCTACGTAGAATGTTTTAAAATCTTCAGGTGTCTCAGGTTTCAAAAGTACCTCCTCCTCCTGATTTTTGGGATGATAAGTCATAGGTAATCCTCTAAGTTAGTTAAGTCCACACTTCGCCGTAAACAATGCTTTGATACATCTTCTTAGCCTGCCGCCTCTCAATCTTGCGACGCACCACACCTACGGCGATAGACTCAGGGTTTGGTTTAGTTGTGGAGCCAGAAACTGCGCATTTATCATTCAAACTCTGCCAGTAATTTTGTGACATCTGTAGTACCTCTTTGGTTGTGGATGAAAGTTCACTCGAAACCACTCTCCAGAATGGCTCCTGGTTAACCCTCAATTCAATGCATCAATGTATGGCTTAGCATGCCCGGTATAGGCAGCATCCAGGGGCAGATCTCCGGCTTTCTCATAGGCTGCGCGTGCTTGCTGGATGTATTGGTCTGCCTCGTCTCCTTGGAGGTAGAAGTCGTCACCATTGCCTTCTATGGCTACCCATGAGAACCGCGTGTTGACCTCTACGGTAAAGCCTGAAGCGGTCACATAGTTGGCGTGCTGTTGGTATATTTCAGTTATGGTTGGCATTATGTTTTCTCCTCGAATGGGATAGCGTCCCAAAGCCAGTAAGCATCGGCTTTTTCTTGGTCTGTCATTTCAGGGCGTACCGTACTATCCCCACTAATGACCGCAACAGCCTTGGGCGTGTCTAGGCTGCCGGTGCCAAAGGGCATAAGGTGGTATCTCTTTTTGGTGTCCACAGCTACGTATTTAACAGCGACGCCCTGGTAAGTAGTCCCTGGTTTAACATCAATAAATCCCGCTAAGATTGCCATGTTAGTAGTCCTTCCCATACCGACGACAGAGAGCTGTATATCGTTCCAGTAGGTTGCCGAACTTAATTAGAACCACGTCGCTTGTATCAGCTGCCAGTACTGCGAAGTAACTATCCGGCTCTCTAGGGTCACTGCCTGCCCCCGGTGAGTAGTCCCAATGTCCAGGGATAGAAACACCCCGCCACCATAGCTCTGCCGCCACATCGAATAAGGCTGCCAGGGAGGTGCCCCAGGGGTCGCCCTTGAGGTCACCTAGTCGCAGCTCCTGGGTAAGGTCGCTTAGGGTGTGTGTGGGTGTCATGCTGCTTTCCTCTCGGGGTTGTTTACGGGTGTGGTCTCTACAGGGATACCGATAATCTCATCCAGATACCGGGGCGCTTCGCCCTTCCTGGGCATGAGCATGGTGTGGTTGACCTCCCGCTCCAGGTGGACATACTCGGCGTATAGCTCTGGGTTGAGCCGGGCAGCGGTCACAAGGTCAGCCTTGCTGGACATAATGCAGAAGCAGCAGCTTAGGCGGCTCATGCCCTGCTCGTAGGCCCAGTGTGGTTTCTGTCCCGCTGCCCATATCTGGGTGAACACCTCCTGGGTAGTCCAATCCTGTATAGGCAACCAGTCGTACCACTCCCGCCCCGCCTTGCTGTTCCTGCTGTTAAACCTGAACACCCTGGCCTTGGCGCGGTTGGGGGACTCCTCCGCACGTAGTCCCATGCAGTTGACTACCAGCCCGTTGAACTCTGGGTGGGCCTTAAGGTAGTGCCGGATGGCCTTCTCTAGTGGCCCACGCTTCAGGTCACTGGTGCATTGGCGGTATTGAGGTGAAGGGAACATCTGGCGGTGTCGCACCATATCCATGAAGGACTTGGAAGCCTCCGTCACCACCAGCGGGTAACCTGTAGTGGTTGCCTTGATGTGGTCTAAGGTGCCTGCCCATTCCACACCTGGGAGGTGAGCATGGAGCACTAGGATCTGACTATCTGGCACCACTGCGGCTATCTGGGACTGCATTGCCTGGGAGTCCTTGCCCCCACTGTGGTTGACCACAAACAAGGCACCTCTGGCGATCAGTGATTTAATCTCGGGTTGCACTTTCTGCTACTCCTCTTTGGTTGCTCGGGGTTTACTCAGGGACACTCTAGGAATGCCCCTTGATAAGCCTCTCGACTGTTGCACGGTGTGGAAGCATTCAGGCGCACTAACAACAGTGAAAGAAGTGCCCGGAATCCTCACACATGTCGCCACCTAACCGTGCGTCCCTTCCATACGCTTCAAAATCAAAATAATACTGGAGATTTTCGGGCACCTCTGAGAGCATCCCTGTATCCTCTGCGAACTGTTCTGCCCAATCTTTCCAGCTATCATATTCCCCGGTGTAGCGTTCCTCAACTTCACTAGGCGGGATGTCACAATTAGCCGCCGCCTCGAATACTTCAGGATCAAGACAGGATTGTTTCACAGCGTCTGCGTACTCCCAATAAGCACTAGCTAGATCGTAGGTGCCCACATACTGGCGAGGTATATCGTCATAATCACAGACAATCCATTCCTCTCTGAGGCCGCCTAGTTCTTCTGTAAGTTCTTCCAGCCATATACCCACGTCGTAGTGGAAATCGGCCTGGTTGTCATATACGTCTAGGTCAAATGTCTTTGGGATTAACTTCCCTTCGTTGTAATCGGTCAAGCTATATAGCGTTAAGGTTGCCATGTTGTTTACTCCTTAGTTTCTTAATGTTGCACGTAATGGATAGATATAATCTAGTAGCCCAACCAATGCCAAAGGTTTACAGCATCCAGACAAACCCATACATAACGAAGGTTTTCCCCTTGGGTATATAGGTCTACAGCCATAAGCGAACCGTCTTGTAAACAGCAAGTTATGCCGTGCTGTTCTAGTAGGTTGATCCTGTTGTCCATCATGTGTCCCCTGCTTCTGTCTGTGGGTTTGTGCTGCTGTTGGGAATAATAGTACACGCTGTGGACATAAATACAAGTAGATTTTCACGCAACATGCAAATTAGTTTACCCGCTATATAAGAGTAAAACTTACAGATAACCAGAAAATAAACAGATAGATCATGCACTGAGTGGACATAATGCAGCCAGCGGAAAGTGTTAGCGGTAGGGAACGGTAGGGAACGGTAGGGAACGGAATGCACCAGGGATATAACTAAAGGTTATAACGCGGGGAGCTGTTACACCGTAAAGCAAACAGATGCGCCCCAAGGATAGCAGATAGTGTACAACCGACACTAAGTAAAAAAAAACAGGTAAACAGGGCGCACACTAGATGTAAGATCTGCTGCACTACCCAATAGAATCAAGCACTTAGCGGCTCTTTGTTGCGGGGTTGTTGCTCTTTGCTGCCTACATACAGGAGAAAAGCGTCGCCAGGGGTACAGGGGGGTAACTCAATGTAGCGCCTAGCGTTATACCTGCTCAGATTTTTTAGTCTAAAATGTCCCCATAGTTCAACAAGAGGAAACCAATGCGTAAACCAACCCCTAGCCTACCTATGGCTCCCTTCTGGGTATTCATCTGTCCAGGTTTCAAATATCTTCCTATCCTGTTCACATTATGGATCAACTCTGTAACCACTGATCCCCTTGAGTGGGGCTATGTGATCGTACTGTTCTGCTTTGCTGTGGGAACGTACTGGGACTACTGCCAATATGTGCAATGGTGGTCTGCCAGGGTGGAGGCTGACGCTAAGGGACAGGAGTACATCTACGAGGATGTACCTTAAGTAATCTCATACTAATATTGAGCACTACTTATAGTTATACCTATAGTATGCATAGGGTAGGCTCTCCCTATAGTGGGGGTTAATTAGAGAGAAGCATCCCTGCCTCTCCTAACTATATGTTAATCAAGCATATTGTACCCATCCAGGGCAGCATCAGGGCAGACACCAGCAAACACGGTGTTCCCTCTCTGAGCTGACACCAGGAGCCTTTCTATTTCCTGTTGGATCATGTCATCCTTTCGATCCTCCATTGCCTTGTCAGCATCCCTACCCATCATCTCAACCCAGTAATTCACCGCTATGGCTAGAGCTTCGAGTCTATCATCATGTGATAAGGCTCCCCGCTCCTTGGTGATACGGGTCATCTGGTAGATCAACTGGTACTTCAGCTGGTTCTCTACAGGGTACTGCTGTGCTGTCTCATAGTCATCCTGAATAACCTTCTGATCAATCACCAGCCTGTGTTGATTCATGACTGGCTCTAAGGTATCAATGATGCGCTTCTCTTTCTGGGTGGAGTGACGTACCTCCTCCATAGAGCACTTGTGGATCTTGTAGAGCACAGGCTTAAACAGCTCATTGAACATACCGTCACCGAAGTTTGACTCCACGATGATAGTGTTCACCTTCTGCTGTTTGGCGATGAGTGCTAGAGCTTGTAGTGTCTCAAGGCTATACCCACCTTGCATACCGCCACAGCGAGTTACATATAGAAACCCATTGAGCATCTTCACTACAGCGTAGCCAAGCTCATCAGCGCCTCGTCCACTGGGGTCAATCGCCATGACTGATCCTGTGAAGGGCACCCAGTCCCCCATAGCCTGCATCGGCCTGTAGTAGCCGTCTCCGTTGAATGCCACATTAGGTAAGGTATCTATGACGGTATCCTGTCCCGCAGCCCACACGAGCTTCTCAGGAGCATCCTCATGGTTCATCTGCGTAACGATAAGGTCTTGCACCTTCAGAGGGTATAACTCAGCGTCAGAGAGGCGTGTATCCAGCATAAACTGGAGGGCAAACCCTGAGCGACCATAGGAGAGTTCTCGTTCCATGAGGTCAAAGTCAGAGAAGCGTACCGGGTCAGTCGAATGCCCTACAAGTTCAGGATCATTCTCCAACTCGTGAAGGACGCTAGGTGCCAATGCGTCACCATAATTCTTGATACGTGCTTCGTCAGGGTAACGAGCAGGCCAGATACGCACCTTATAGCCCCGATTAGGGAGCGTATTGTAGAGAGACATCTCAGTCTGTGGCGTGCCTAGGTAGATAATGTTCCCACCCGGCTTCAGCACCGCGTCAAACTCCTTCACTGACTCAGCTAACTTGTCGCGCTGCATTTGTGTCTGGGAGTTGTTAGGGATCTCGATGTCATCAGCTACGATTACATCAGCACGATTACCAGCAAGCTGCCCGGTGATTCCCACAGACTTAACTGAAGGGGCGTGTGAAGCTGCTGCCGGGCGTACATCAAAAGCAATCTTGGAGTTACGTTGCTCGGTGCCAGGGCGTAGATGCGCCAGTATCTCCATCTCCATGATGAGGCGCATGGTGAAGGTGGTGAAGTCATCAGCACGGCTTTTAGAGGCTGAGACCACCAGTATCTTCAACTGTGGGTTCATGTAGAGCAACCAGCAGACGAACGCAGAGGTGATCCAGCTCTTACCAACACCACGGAAAGCCTCAATGATGATGCGGTCTGTCGCTTGGTCTGCTTGGTCAGGATGCCCGTGTTGAAGGTAGTGCGCAATGGCGTATTGAACAGGGGTTGGATTTGGTAGTGCTAGGTGTTCCCATACCACGTACAGGAAGTTTCTAAAGTCAGACAAAGGATCACCCTGTCTGTATTCTAAATTGAGTCCACTCATGGATATAATACCGCAGGAGAGGCCCTGAGCGCAGTTACCTCCTTATCCCTATAGTGCTAGCAGGGTAAAGAGAATACGTGCGCTCAGGGCGGTTAGATTTACTTAGTGGAGGGAGGTACTAGCGTCCAGTTCATCGAAGGGTAAACTGTCCGTGAGGGGGGTAGTTGAGGTAGCACTTGGGGAAGCAGGTGCAGTCTCGGCATCCTTCAGGAAGAGCCGCACTACATTCAGAAATGTTGCAGGCACATCACCGCTCTTTATGAGAGTGAGTAACTTGGTCGCCAGATCCAATACGAAGGCATCATGTAGTGGCTCCGCCCTGTTATCGAGTAGGTATTGACGGACTACGTTAAGCCCGCTCGCTGTAGGAGCCTCCTCATCCAAGATGTTACCCAGAGCCTTCCGTAGCTCTGTAGATAACCCTTCAAGAATACCATCTAGTCCAGTCATTGCTTTACCCCTAAGAGGCGCTGTGTGACCCTCTCTAAGAAGCTCGTACCCAAAGAAGCGGCTACTGCTGCCGCACCTGCTAATGCTATAGGGTCAATGTCAGGTATCCATATTAGGACAGAACCCGCAGCTACGCCGAGTCCACCACTAGATAAGGCGCGCCCAAGGATGATCTTTCCGGTCAGTACTTCCCCTGAACCAAGTAGCTGACCTAAACCTATTAAAGCACCCACACCACCTAGCCCAGCGACTGTGGCAGCCGTTGTTTGCTCAACCACTGAAGCGTGCTCCCCTACTCAGTACCCGAGGCCATGCAGGTGCAGTTTCCACGTTGTATGCCTGTACATCTGCGAGAGGGGCGGTGTTGATAAAGTTTCTGGAAACGTGCTCTGTTACTAATAGTGATTCAATATTGCCGAGCTTAGTTTCAAGATCATCCAATGTTGCAGCAGCAGTTGCTGTACCTTTACCTTCTGAGCGCACCTCGCGGATAGAGCGTGCTAGTGTCATCAGCATCTCATCTTCTGGAACGATTACGTGTGCTCTTTTCCGCCGCTCGTCACGCAAGGCGTTAAGCTTTTCTTCACGCGCCTCAGCAAGCAACACAGCATCAGTCTTCCAGGGCGCGATAGTGCCACCTTCATCAAGCCATTCTTGGATAGCCTCTCTGTGCCACGTTGGACAAGGCCATGGCACAGTCAAGGTACCGTTGATTGTGAGGAATGTTCTTGAATCATCACTATATTTTATTGTTGTAATATTCATTTTTATAACTCCGCGTCTGCATAGATGTAAGCGTCTGCTGTTGTAGTAGATACTACTGAGCAACTCCCTGCGGTAAGCCCTGAACTACCTGTCATGCTTTGAGCAATGATATAAGCGTTATCGTTAGAACCAATTGAAAACCCTGAGAATGCAGGTTGTGGAGAGCTGCCGCTATTTGCTGGCGCAAAATGTCCGGGTGAAGAAGCAGCAACAGCTGGTATTGCGCGCATCGGGACTGGTAGTTCTAAAACTTTACCGTACACAGCCGTAGCTGAATATGCCTGAGAGTTAAAAACATAGCTGCCTGACGTAGCGAAGTTACGGCGATAATAGTACCGCCAACACATGAGCTGTTCTACTGAAAGTGGTCTTTCTTCAAACCCTGTAGCAACTGAACCGGGTTCTACCTGTACTTGTGCTATATCAAACGTTCCTGATTGCTGACCAAGCGAAGAACTTCTCCCAGCGTAACCAGCACCAGCATCAAACCAAAAAGCAACTTCTAAATATCCGTCGTTAGTTGTTCCTAATGTTTTGCCAGAAATAGACGGAACATCAATAGTGATCTCAAATTTCTTCCACACAGAAGTCAGCGCAATAAGCTGCGCACCTATATAGAGAACATTCGTTGAAGGACTGCCCCCACTACCAAAATTTTGCGCCATATCCATTGCCATATTTTTACTAGAGTCTGCTCTTGCAAAAAATGACAGAGTGACAGTCTCTCCAGCAAATGTACGCACTGACTCTATGCGCTGTAGCTTTGCAACATAATTATTTGTACCAATGACACTGCTTACTACAGTGTTTGAATAAAACTTCGGCTCTCCAGGAACGCTTGTTTGCCCAACGGCAAATGCTTGTTGATTGTGCGCTTTTGTTGAACCTGCCGAGCGATTCAACCATCTGTCGTCTGAGTCATAACCATCTGAAGTTTGACTGATTCCTCTCTGCCATATATCAAAATTACCATTGATAATAGCGTTTCTACCAAGATACGGTTTAAGACTCACCATATCAGGAAGATCGCTGTCACCTACACCTTTATTCAGTGTTGCAGCTGTTCCTAGTCCTGCGACCCATCTAATCTCGGCAGCGGATGCGTACTGATAACCTGTCTCCGCATCATTAACACGGAGCATTAAGTAAGCATCGCCTGCCCCAATTGTTGGGAGATTATTGGTGGCAGCACTTACAGCCGCTTTGAGTGCATGATGTTTAGCTGAATACTTACCTGTCTCAACTTCAACATCTTCGGCTTCATCCGCCCACTTGCCTGCTTTGGTTTCAGAGGCTCCAGCATTAGTCGCTGAGGTGGAGGCAGTGGAGGCGCTGTCACTGGCATTGGTTGCAGAGGCAGCTGCATTTGTCTCAGCAGTCTCAGCCCCATCCTGTGCGTCCTGTGCAGCTGTAACCTGCGAGGCGGCGAGGCTCAACACAGACTGTTTGGTTGCAGCATCGGTATCCGCTACAGGGTCAGCAAGATTCTCAATACGTTTACTCTTTGCATCAAAGTGGGTACTGCTCCCCTCCTTCATCGTGCTCTCAGAGTCATCCAGTGTTTCCTGTGAGATAAAGAAGGACTGAAGGGCTGAATCATCCAGATCAATCTCGCCCAGCATCGAGCCATCGGAGAAGTCCACAATGCGCTTGTCTCTTGGTGTGATGCGTCGTACCTCCACAACCGAACTAACAGCAGGTACGGGTGTGATCTGAACGGTAAAATCAGTGACGAAGGTGAAGGAGGTTGCTACACCATCTACAGTGACGCCGATATGGTCACGGTTTAGGTATGAGAAGGTGATGCTGAAGGTGTCTGTCGTTCCGTCGCCAGGGTACTGCTTGTAACTATAAGCCATTTACTGACTCCATAAATAGAAACCCCGACACAAGGCCGGGGCTGAGAGGTAAAACTATGGGGGGGGGTTTACTTAACTAGAAGAGGTTCGAGAGCGTTGCGCCCTCGCACTGGGACTCTCCGCTTGTTGCTCTGCTCTGTACGCATAGCTCTATCTAAGAGGGGAAACTCCTTCTTCAATTGCCTCATAGCCGACTTGCGGTAGAGGCGTAGCTGCTTCTGAATCTTGAGTACGCGCTTGCTAGTTAGGTGGTCAAACTCAGGAGAAGCAAGGCTATCCTTTGCGAGATAAGCAGGGGACTCAATAAGATCCTCCAGCTTAGTGCGTAGCGTCTTTCCTCCCCTGGTCACTTCACCTGTAAGCTCTTGATACCTATCGTAGGCTGTCTGCCCGGTGCGCTGGTTACTGTACTGAGTAAGATCAATACGTGTGCCTTGGAGTTTCTTAGGTGGAGGAGGGAAGCTATGCCGTAGGGCGTTCAGCTCATGTTTCAGCTTATCGGTGCCTGCCTTCCCTGTCATGATCGGGCTTATGAGATCAGGCCCAAGCATCTCGGTCTTCATCATTTTTTCACCGAGAACATTACGACGCGCTTCAACTGTGCTGCTAACACCGGGGACTCTAGCCAGCACCCCATCCATCCACCCACGAAGCTCTTTGACCTCTGCATCACCTGTAAAACCCGTGGCGATGTTGGGCACATACGACCCAAGTCGGCGCTGGAAGAACCGCTTAACCTCTGTGGGATCTCCTGACTCGACCGCACCAATAACATCCACGATACCTGTCAGATACGTCTTGCTTGTTAGGTTGCGTGCTATCGAGGCGGCGGAGGCTGTCACAATATCCAAGAACTCTTGATCCTGCATCTCATCTCGAATGTACTTCGCATCTGCAAGTATCCCAAAGATACTGAACCTTGGGTCAAACCGATGAAACTGTACCTGCTTACCGTTTGCTGTCTTAAAAGAGTAAGGGATGTTGCCATCATCCAACCACTGGCGTCTCAGGTAAGGATCTTTCGGGCCTCCTCCTGTCAGCTTCCCATCTTCAGCAAGATTCCAGGCAGCGAGTGCAACCAAGCCACCTACCGTCTGCTTCGCCCATACTTCGGCTTTTTGAGCAGGCGTTCCTGAGAGGGCTACCTTACGCATGTCATGCTGGATAAGCCCAATAAGCGGCATCCGTTGAATGGTGTGACGCGCAAGGTTTGTAGGCACACGTATAAAGGGGATAAGGGTACGGAGAGCAGGCATATCTTTCAATCCCGTCTGCATCCATAACCCTATATTAGATCTGTCGTTATCATAGCGAAACGCAAGATCCTGCGTGAAGGTAGCCTCCCTCGCATACTGTAGCGCGGTGTCGTCAATGCCTTCGCCGGTCGCATCAAACGCCTTCGCAAGCTTCTCAGCAGCAAACTCTGCAAGCTCCTTCTTGCTCATCCCCTTACGCATGCCTTCGGCATAAGCCTGTTGATAGATGTTCATGCGATAGTTCATCTGCTTAAGAAACTCATCCTCTGCCCCAAGCATACGAGAGGGTGTTCTAACAACGTCCCCCACTTTATCCACTACGCCACCTTTACCGTTGTAGATAGCATGCTGCTGTCCTTCATAGATCCGGTGCATGGGATCAAGTACATTGTTCTGCTCCATGAAGGTCTGCATCGAGCGCCCTAGAGGACTGGACTCAGCCACATGTGAGAGGGCTTCGGCATCGCCTCCCCCAACACTCTTAAGTTCTCTGAGCATCGTCATACTATCCTGTAGTCCCAGACGGAGAGCTGCCCAGCTTCCTACCAAGTCAGCTTTTGCTGCTGTCAGGTCGCCCCGGTAGACATCCTTCAAAGTCGTCTCTGCGACCTTAGCGACACTCTCTATACTTGCAGTCGTGATGTTGACCATGTGTGTCTTTGGGTGAGATAGCAGGGCGTTAATCCAATACTCATTATGGATGTTCCAGGTGCGGTTGCGCAGGGCGCTTCTCAAAGCCCTCAGTACCTTACGGGGCTTCGTTGCACGCATCTTAGCCACCTGCTTCATGAACTCTTCTGGGTTCCCCTTCATCTCTTGTGAAAGATTCTGTATCCGCTTAACATCTGCTACGTCTATATGACCAGGAGAAACATGACTGGTGTTTTTACGGACATTGAGGGCACGTCCTAAGTTACGCCCTAACAGGTGGTCATCGTGCATGATGGAGTTCAGCAGGTTGGTTGTTTCCTGGATAGTAATCTTGGCTTCCTCGCCCAGCGTTCCATCCATATACTTTGAGGAGACATCTATAACTTGATGTGCCAGTCGATTCATTGTGGCGTGAGCGGCGACGATCATGTGGGAAGCATCCTGACTACTTTTAGCTAGTGCCTTATAAGATGTCAACAATTCCCAGGGATCACGCCCCTCCTCTTCAGCAAGACGCTCGGCTTCCTTCCAGGTTTGTGTCTCAGAGAAAACATCGCCAGCGCGGCTGCGTGCCGAGGTGAGTAGCTCGTTATAGACCTCGTTAAGGTCAGACTCTTTCGTTAAGTAGGACTTAAACTTGATGTTCTCAAACGGATCATCTACATCCCGCGCACTAAGATTACGAGCAAGTTGCTCAGCCTCTTCAGCATCTATGTCCAAACGTGCAGACAAGCCCTCAACTTCAGGGGAACGCAGGGTATCTTTAACGGATACCTTTTTCTGAGTAGGAGGTAGCTCAGGGAATAGCTCCAGCTGCTCGGCATTCATCCGATCCAGCTGATTGGGGCTTAATGTGTCTGAACTGTCTTTTAATTCAGTATCAAACTTCTTGCCTGCCTCCTGCATTACCCCCGCTGCTTCCGCTTTACGTCCCTCGACGTTTAACTTGGCTGCTCCTTTGTACGCCTTTAGGTAACTGTACATACCCCTGGCGAGGTGGAGGGTGCCCTCAGTTGCGACACCAAGGATACCACCCTCCAGGACATTCTTAAGCCGCCCCTCAACTACACCATCACCGTCATCTGCGGCAAGGTATTCAGTCACAGGGTTAGCTAATTCAGGGAACTCGGTGTTCACTAGGTTAGATAGGCGCTTCTCGTGCGCTCCAAAGGCTAAAAAGTCTGCTGTGGCACCCTGAACAAAAGCCTTCCCTGTTACAGCCGCAGCACCCGTAGCCTTCACTCCGCGCAGTAAACGCCCCCCAGTGACCCAGCCGGTGATGAACTGAGAGAGACCATGCGCCAACTGCCCAGGAAGCGTCTCAGCGCCTCGGTTAAAATCAGGCAGTTTGGCACCCGATGCTCCGCCCAATGCACTGGTCTCATCACCACTCACCCAATCAACTACACCGTTAGCGGCATCTTCGCCTACACGAATAGAGCCGAGGTCAGCGAGGTTATCATTCAGCCAATCACCTGCGTCCTTGGTAAGGTCTAAAGTAGCCTGTATTCCATCCCTGGCCCCATCAGCGGCCCCACGAAGGGTATCCACGACTACATTTTCATGCTGTAGGTAAGGGGTCGCTGCCCCCACACCAAACACCTCCTCAAACTGGGAGGCTGAACTGGGATCAGCGCGTAGCTCAGCTATTGCCTCTTCTGGTATTTCACTCATTGAATCTCCCTGTTAAGGCTATTTATACTTAGCATATTTATTAGGCGGTTGTATGTAGCCAATAGGCTGCACATTGCCTGTCTGTCGATCACCAAGCGTGTTGTACACAGCCGGATCGTCTGTCCCAGCGTGTAGGCTCGGGTCTTCATTAATAAGCTTCATGATCTCAGAACGCTTCATGAGTACTCCGTGATACGAGCGATCTGCTGCGGGGTCGCTGAAGTACTCGTCCATTAATAGTTCATAGACCTCCATCGCCTGGGTAGCAATAGTCTGGGTGGATGCGGAGGCATCTTTATCACTACCTGAAACATTACGCACTACACGGGCACGTCCTCTATCTATTAACCCTTGGACGGCTCTGGGTAGTTCAGCTTTCTTAGCTTGATAATCCTTGTGGCGTGACCAATCATCTATGAGGTCAACCATGTGGGGGTAACTCAGCCTGCGGGAAGCCACCAGATCAACAACCTCTTGGATGCCACCCCCGTTTGCAATACGGATCTTGAGCCTTGCGATCTCGTTAGGGTCTTCAAGCGCCTTCAAGTTTGCATCGAGGCGGGAGTTGAGCACTGATTGGAGACGAGGGACGAGGTGTGCTGTTCGCGTGTCAGCGGCAAGTTCTTTAAAGAGATCCTCAAAGTCCTTGCCGGGGTTAGCCACCATGTCCACAACAGCACTAGCATACTTCAACTCAGTGAACTCTTTATCCTCTGCGGCGAGGTCAGCCTTCTCCCACTGATCTTTGAGATGCTGCTGGTTCTCCGTTTGAAACCTAATAGCTGCTTCACGAGCTGGACGATCCTGTTCTGCCCAAGTCTGTTGAGTGCGTGACCACGCATAGGACTCATTCTGTCGTTGAATGTTTAGTAGTCTTCCTTCAGCCTCTGTAATCTTATGTTTACCGTAAGACGTTCGACCAATACTCCCAGATCCTCCTGATATTTTAGACAGCAAGGCGAGGTGGGTGTGTGCTTCGTCATACTTACCCTGCTGTGCAAGAAGCCGCGCCTGGTCTGTCACAGCGTCAATGGTCGCCTGATTAAAGGCTTTGCCGCTCATGCCATACTGACCTATGTTTACCTTACCAAGGGTCTCGATCTGGCTCACAATCTCGGTAGAGTCTCCTACAGTAGAGAGGATGTCATTAATCTTTTCCCCTGTAGCCTCTGCAAATTTACGGCGGTTCTCTCCAAGACGTTCCTGAATGTTATGTCCTGCAAGGCTGTTCTCGATAGCTCCCCGCTGGGATTCAAAACCCATGATCCAGTCAGCATCCGCACCTTCGTATGTTGAAAGGAACTCTGTCCGCGTCTTTGTCTGAAACTCTGCGAAGGCTGTAGCTGCTTCCGCTTCACTTGTGAAGTCCTGAGCGGTAAGCCCAGACCCCTGCCACTTCTCTATGAGGAAGGATTGGTATTCCCCACGGGCAGCCATCTCCCCCTTCATGTTTCGATACTTCGCCATGTAGGCTGGGTGCGCACCCTCGGGGGCGTCCTTACCTCGGAGTGCATCCTCTATGGCTGTCTTCTGATAACTCCGTAGATCCTCTTGATACCGCTGCTCCATGAGACCCTGTAGAGAGCTGTCGATAGAGGAGAGCTTCCCTACCAGCGTCGCTAGCCCTGAAACCTGCTTCTGGGGTTTAACAAAAGTGTCAACGGGACGTGCGGCGACTTTAAGCTGTGGTGCCTGCTGTAGATCCCCTACCTGTACGCGATCATTCATATCTTATTTCCGTTTTGGGTTTGACACCTTGTTACCGCGTGTCTGATTGTAATACCGGGAGCCTGCACTAAGTGCTTCGTCACCAATCGTAAGCGCAGCACCGAGGCCTACATTAGGGTTATAACGAGACATGGCGGAGTTCACGCGGCTCTTCGCCTGTGACTGAAGACCTAAGCGTTCCTGCTCACTCTGAGCACGTTCAATATAGTTGTTATGGATAACGCCATCTGCAAAGCGCGCCTCCTGCCTATAGAAATCATTGAGTAACATATCCACTGAGACGCCAGAAACACCTGCCTCACCTGCCGAGGTGATGGCACGACCACGAGCCTGGGCTGCATCAATGGCGTTCTGCTCTAGCTTCTGGGCAGAGGCGTCATCACGCTGAATATCTGCAAGCGCAACTTGCTTTGTCTGGTCAATGTAGGCAGTGTTGGCGTTCTGTGCCTCTTCGATAGCCAGCTCATTCTGATACTTACCATCCTGATACTGGCTGTAACCTTGCACAGCTGACATAGCAAGCGAAGCTACCATCATCGTTGTAGGACTACACATATTACGTCCTCGCTCTGACGAACTCGTAGAAGGGGATTCCCCCCATACCATACCGTTCGTGTTTTTTGATGAATGTAAATCCACACCACTTAAGCCATTTGATATGTAGCTCGTTGCGTGCATCTACACAGTTGAATAAGAGGGGGTGCTTAGCGTTCAGCTCAGTAATTGCCTTCCCTGCTTCTCTCAGGAACTTAATGCTGTAATTCTCCAAGTGATCAGAGGCCAGCATCCAGATAGCCCCTTTAATCTCATCTTGCGGAACCACCCCAAACATTCCCACAATCTCGCCTTCTGTTCCTACTAATGTGTAGCAGGGTGCAGAGTATGTGTATCCCTCCAGTAATGCCTTGGTAGGGGAGCATCCATGCCCTTCCTCAAGTTCTGCTATATCAGCCTTTCTCAGATTGCGGGATAGCTCCAACACATCTGCCATGCAGCTGCGACGATAACCTGCACTCACACTCTTTGACTCCTTGATGTGTACTGCCCCTCCCACTCCGCAGAGATGAATGTAGCCGGGAGGAACGTATCATTGACAAGCTCCACCACAACACGGTCATTACGTGACATGACAGGGAATGAATATGTCCCGCTGCTAATGGATGTGCTGCCGAGGATATTTTGCCCCTGCCCCAAGATTCGCCCTGTATACGTGTATACGAAGGTGTCTCGCATCAGTGGAGTAACATGCGCCTCGAAGAAGCCACTATCCTCATACTTGATAGACCAGTTCCGCAGCTGTAAGCGCCCTGCATCTACAGAGGAGACACCTCCACCCTTAGCCTGCTCCTTCATGGTTGGAGTACCAAAACGGTAACGCTGGGTGTACTTCTGCCCAACCCACAACGCCGTGGAGGTCTGATCACCGGATACCTTCAGAGATGATGTGGTTTCCTCCATGGTCGCAAGCACTCTACCTCCCGCCGATGTGGATGTAGCGCGTGTCACAACCTGTAGTGCGCCCTCCACGTTATAGGGGAGATTCAACGTAGTGGTGTTGGATACAGCGTCATAACTTGTGGAGAGTAGTTGGGTATCATCCAGACGCCGATCCAGATGGGTAACATAGCCTGTCCCGTATAAGTCAGTGTGTTCATCAATATGCGCAGGTTCAATTTCCATACGCTCAAGAAAAACACCGTCCCCATGCTGTAAGACGAGGTACAGGGTGGTCTCAATAAAGAAGGTTCTCAGCACCTTTGAGGTGGCGTGATACGTCCACTTAGTCCAGGCACTCTGGAGCTTTTCGTCCTTCACCCAGTAATATTTATAAGGGTAGATAATATGCTGGTCAGCATCAGTAGTAGCGACGAGTATATCCTCGTTTGATGAGGCTTCCAGTGCTGTTAGATTCCCAGCCAGATACTTAGGAACATGCCCCGTTACATCTTCAGCATCCATTGATACTCCATCATCTCCAACGAAGTATTCACGGAGACCCGCGTAGCCTCCTCTGTTTACACCAAAGTAAGCAACCCGCCCAATACCAACAGGCTTTGCCTTGTGCGTTGACTCGAACTCGGTTGTCTGGGTTATCTCTGCTGTCTTAGGTGTCAGTAGGTCGCCGCCTTCTAACACAAACTGAGTTTGATCTGAAAAGAGGAGAAGCCTTCCATTGAAGGGTACGGCATGTTGCAGTATGGAAACTTTTGTATGTGCCGCTGAAACATCTATCGGGGCATTATCAAGAATGGAGGTAACTGTTGACGGAAGGAATGCAAAGAACTCACCCGCTTGGCTCATAATTACGTTCTGATCCGCCAGGAACCCAAGACGATTCTTGAAGAAAAAGATGTCATTCAGCGATGCCCCGATAAAACTGGGATCAGGGGCGCTTACTAAATCACCTACCTGTCTACCGTCCCATAAGGCTTCTCTGAATGTAAACGTCCCGTCTGCCTCGCGCACCAAAACATGGGGCATCATACTGGCATCTAGGTCATACTCAATACTGGGGGCGAGTGTTTCCTCCCAGACGCCAGCATCAAATGTAGACGTGGCGTTATTCGGTGTGAACTTGACGAAGTAGTTGTCAAAGTTAGAGGATGCCTCCCCTACCACTTCTACGATAAAATCCTTCGTAGCTATAACGGGGAGATCTGAGAAGCGTTGTACCTTATCCTTGACAGCCTTGAGCGCGTTGCCCCCGAATGAATCTTCCACTTCAACTCTAAAATCAGTACCGTCATCCTTCTTGATGGATATGCTGTAACTCTGCCTCGTTATCGTCCAACCCGCTCCGAGACTTGTTGTTAAACTCGCAGCAAGATCGGAGGCTATCTTATCGGTACGTATATCAACAGGGTCTGAAGCAGATGTGGTCTTTGTAGCATGCACCACACCATCAACAGAGATCTTATAATTCTGGGAGTAGTTGCCCTGCTTTACATGAACGAGTGCGCAACCTTGACTGTGTGCAGAGAGCGTCGTCGCCATTAGGGGTTTCTTGCTTCTGTTCAAGAAGAACGTGTAATCCGCTATGGTAAGCGCCCTCAGATCCGTTGAAGGAGTAGTGGTATCAAGATAGGTCAGCCCATTAGGGGTAGTGACTGTCTTCTCAGTGCCTGTTAGATCAAACACCCTTATGGAGGATGTTGTGACGATAGCCACATACTGCTCAGTGCTATCCCGGTTAATATCGTGGACAAAATTATCCCCTAGAACGCCGTTAATCAGTTTTGATATATGGTGCGTAGGTGGGCGCTTCTTAAGCCCCTCTACGATACTTGGAAAACAATTCTCTACAACATCGGCCTGGGATGATAAGCGTATAGAGGGAGCCTGCTGTGATACCCCGTTAATTAAATTAGGGATAGGTGAGCTTATTAGTGTCATTCAGGCTCCTAACGACGCAGAGCCGCAGAGGTATCGGCGCTATCAAAGATGTTCCAGTCGGCTGTGTCACCTTCGGCTTCCTTCAGTGTTACAAGTGCGTCAACTTCATCTGCTGCTGTAAACCCATCCAGTGTCACATCGCCAAGCATTCTGTTACCGAATAGACGGGTAGCACGCACCATCACATACTGACGGGCTACTTCAGGTAGCTCATCCAGAGGCAGAAGGAGAACAATGTCCGCTTTGATTGTTTTGCCGATATTGAAAGAGTGGGTATTGCGGTCATAGAGGCGATTACCACGGGAGACAACATCAAGTGTCGGATGGTTGAAACCAGAGGCATCTACGCGTAGGCAATTAGCAGGAAGGAAAACCTCACCGGCTATATCAGCAGCAAGGGGGTAATCCACTTCAGAATTAAAATGCCAGCCTTTGACTTGCATCTTACGGTTGACTTCTGCAAGGAGGGAACGCGCAATAGCGACATCAACAACATTTGCACCTTCTAAGGTATTTACATGCGTCTCCCCTATGGCATTCAGCATAGAGTTGACAGCCGCTAGCTCATCAGTGAGCGAGGGTAAGGTGGACATAGAGACCTCTACAAGAAAAAAAAGGGAGTCCCTGAATAGGAACCCCCTTAGAAACTACTGAACCGTCACTTACAGCGTGGCGAACTCAATAGCAGACTCTGGACGCAGGATGCCGTGACCCATCAGGTACTTAGCAACCAACAGGGTGCCGTTGTACTGAGTCATGAAATCCCCATCGTCATCGGTCTTGCTTACGGCTAGATCCATCATCTTCACCGTACCAATTGCAGATCGGTGGAAGCAGATGGCGACAGTGGCAGAGAAGTCACCGAAGTAGGTGTTGTTCTCGCCAGCCGTAGCAGCGGCGATGTTAGTGCTAGGTACATTGTTGGACTTAACAATATCAATACCCGCAGCTGTTTCGATGCGCCCCTTGGCGTAATCACCGTTGGCAACACCATAGTCCTTATTCAGGAGATCCTTATTGGTGAGCAACATGTAATACTGGGCGGGCTTTACAACCAGAACACGCCCACCGTCGTCAGGAATATCCTTCTCATCGAAGGTCTGAGCAGCGGTGTAGCATAGGTTAGTCAGTACTGTGGCATCCGTAGCAGCGGAGGCATTAACCAAGCGGCTACCACCATTACCACCAGATACGGTAGCAGCAGAACGGGCAGCCAAAACAGCAACCTGCTGTGTCTGCTTATCGAAAGACTTCGCCAGAGCAGCGCCCATCTGCTTGGTATACTCAGAGCGAACATCATAGTGGTTCTTCAGCTCATCAATCTTCGCCACAAAGACATCAGAGATGAGGAAGTCATCTACATTGATCACACGCTCATTGTGTTTAACAGTCTGACCACCAAGCAACTGTGTGCCAGGAGTGTGATAGCCAGCACCTGTCTTCCAGGTGGCAGGAAACGAAGCAGATTTACCAGAGGTGATTGTGCGAGACATGTGCAGGTCTTTCATCACATTAGCCTCGTCAAAGGCTGTAATGACTTCACCGGCAAAAAGTTTGAGGAACAGCTCGTTGTCCTGAGCGAAGGAGCCGTCTGTTACGCCGTCTGTTACGCCGACGCGGGTAGGTGTCATATTAGACATTAGTGTTTATTTCCTTTGAGAAGATTCACAGGGATGTGATTAATTCCCTTGAACGCTTCAACACCTCGGCACAGAGTTGTCCCTCGCAAGGGGCTACGGCTTATGTGTGATTGTTCTTGGGTGGTAGCCTGCTAAAAAGCGGCACTACTCTTTCTTCTCGGTAAGGATCAATGACTCTAGGGGTGATAGGTGGGACTCGAACCCACAACTACCGGGGTCACATCCCGGCTCTCTACCATTGAGGCTACTACCACACCTAGAGTCACTGTATAAAACGGCTGGTTACTTAAGGAGACGCCACCAGTGGGGCGACGACAAAAGGCTTCTCACCTTAGCGGAGGTTATACGATGTACCTCTAAACGAGTTGGCTGGCACGGTAGGGATCGAACCTACGACAACAGCATTAACAGTGCTGCGTTCTGCCTCTGAACTACATGCCACTAAACTGGTGGTTACACTTGGAATCGAACCAAGGCTGCCCGAAGGAACGGTTTTACAGACCGCTCACGATCCATACGTGACTACGCAACCTAAAACTGGAGCCTTGTGTAGGAATCGAACCTACTATCGGCGGGTTACAAATCCGCTGCATCGCCAGCAATGCTTACAAGGCGTGGTCTGTGTGGCAGGATTTGAACCTGCGACATCTCGCTTCCAAGGCGAGGACTCTACGCAGACTGAGCTACACACAGAAAAACGCAGCCGCCTATAGGAACAGCTGCGGTTCTAACGGTAATGAACTAACCGGCATAGCTATGTCCCACCGCCATGCTTCCGTCGTGCCCCTATGGGCATCCCAAAGGTTGCGCTGCCTTCATGAGGCAAGCGTTGGGAGACTTATTTAATAGGGTTGCTCTTAGAGAACAACCAGCGCAGCCCAAAGGTAGCCGCAATAACACCGAGGAAGCTCCACTGATACCAATCGGGAGCCTGGGAGATATAACCCCACCCGGTAATCACGTAGTCTTGCACTACGGGTATGAAGGAAGCGAGGAATGGAAGGGATAAGATGATCAATAGGTATTCATCCTTCCACGAGTACTGCATTTGCCGCATCGCTTCCAGATCATAATTAGCCTCAGCAGACGCTGCACGCTCCGCACGTAGCTCCGCACCGCGTACCTTAGCCTCCTCTAACCTGATCTTACCTTCCTCTTTAAGCACCTGCCGTTTGGCTCTCCCCTCTAACCATGTGGTTAGTGGAGAGGCCAGTAGTCCTAGAAGTTGGAACATTTCGGTATGCCTTATAGCTAGAGTATCTTGGAGCGTTCCAGTTTCTTAGCGACATCTGCCCGGAAAGCAGGATCTTTGGCATAGCGAGGATCACGCATATCAGAAGACAGCTCAGCTGTTGAACGGTAAGCAGAGAAGTCTTCCCCTCCTGGGTCGCCATTAACTAAGGTAGAGTCAGTCCCCTCCGCCTCGCTATACATACTGTTCAAGTATGCAATTCCAGCCTGAACCTGTGCCTTGCTTGTGGATGTTACCATCTCGTTATAGGCGGCAATCTGCTCGGCATTCATACCACCGTCGCGTGCCCATTCTGTCATAGAGGTAAACTTCTCCTCACCACCCACAGCAGCTTTGAGATCAGTCAGTACCTGCTTAGCCAGTTGAGACTGTGCAGAGTTCTCCTGAGCCGCTTCTACGCCGCCACGTAGATACTGCTCTACCATCTCTTTACTAAAGCCAGCCTTCTCTAGCTTGGCGAAGCTCTCATCACTAAGCGTCCCCTTCTCGTCAAACTCCGCATTGAAGTCATCATAAGAAAGTTCATGCTGGGAGAGGAGCGTTGAGATAGCATCGGTCTCATCACCTTCGCCCTCTTCAGTAGTAGGAGTGGTGTCATCACCTTCACCTGAAGGCTTCTCATCTCCTTGCTTCTGCTCCAGCTCAGTGTAGGACTTGCTTAACGCCTCGACGTTTACCTCGCCCTTCTCACTATTCCAGAACTTCTCAGGGACATGCTCAGGACGCTGGGCTGTCTGTGTGGGTTCCTCAACAGGAGCCTGCGAACCTGTAGGCTCTTCCACCGCTGCTACTGTCGTCATTAATTATCTACCTTGAAGGTGCCACCTGGAAGCTCCGTCACGGAACCGCCTTTAGGGGTAGCAGGGCGCTTTGTCTTAGCTGCTGTTTTGCGTGATGCTTTCACGGGAGATTCAGGTGTTACTTCAGTCTTCTTTGCGGTCATTCGGGTGTTCCTTGTTGCATAGCTCCGCCCATCTGCTTCATAGCTTCAGGCCCAAGCTTCTCAATCATCATTCTGTATTGTTCTGCTTCGTCAGCTTGCTTGAGTTCATCTTCAGTTTTAACCAAGCCTTCAGTATCAATGCCGATAGCAGTTGCCTTGCGTGATATGTAGTCGGATACGTTGATATAACGTGTGACTACCGCATCGCCCAGATCCTCACGTAGCCCTTGAATCAAAAGCTGTAACTTACGAAGATCATGTCCTCGCCCTAATGCTTCCAGGCCGGTGACAATAGAAGGTTTAACAAGGTCTTTCGGGATGGAAGGTAGGCGACCCTGCCGCTGCATGATTGCCATGCGCCGGTTTACATAGGGAAGCTGAAGTTCCATAGATAGGATGGAGTACACCCCACCAAGGGCGTCTTCCAGTTCACCTGCCATGTAGCGGATCTCTTCCGCAGTCACACGCTCCCCGTTACGCTGGATGGAGCTATTAAGGAGGAAGGCACTCGCCAATCTCTCTTCAATATCTTTCTTCACATCACGGGTCACACGAAAGTCAGCAAACTTATCAAGCTGTAGAACACTAATGTCCCGTGCATCGCCTTCGCGGATTGAACCATTAGGAGCCTTCGCTAAGGTGCGTGCTCTGGTTGTGCCGTTAGGGTTCACGAGAAAAAGGACTTTTGCTGCGGCTGCTGCACCTTCGACTAAGGCTTTGGTTAACTTCTCCAGGGAGACAAGATCACCATAGTATTCCTCAATAAAGCCACGCCCATAGTCTTCACCATCAATACGGGTGAAACGTAGAGCCAGCCAAGGAGTTTTATCTACTGGATATGAACCTTGTGAACCGGGTATCTCAATTCCTTTAGCCTGTTGAACAACGAGAACCTTATTTCCCTTACGCTGTATATGCGTATAGACCGCTACAGTCTTCTGAGAGTCTTCCGCGAGCTTTGCCTTAACCTGCTCCTGGATGCGTCTCGGTAGTGCGTCTGGGGACACAAACTCCCTTGTGATAATCTCACTTACGTTACCCATAGGGTCACGCTTGACAACATACCTATCCAAGTGAAAAACTTTTACAGCGGTCTTGTCAATAAACAGGAGGACATTACCGGCTACGATAAGCTGCTTCAGCGCCTCAAACAGTTGGACGCGATCCCCTACAGTCTCAATCTCAGACATTGTGGATCGTTCTACTTCACCTAGTGCCTTCTCGATCTTGGTTTTAAGCGCAGGATCGTCACCCATTTCTTTCAAAGTGAAGGTATCCACCATCATTCGGAAGAAGGGGCTGTTTGGGGGAAACAACGTAAGTAGAAGTTTACTGGCTAAGTTATTGAGACCGCGTGCCCCAATCCCTTGATAGGGTGTTGGTAATTTAAAACCGGAGGTACGACTTTCAGGCATCAAGCTGGGAATCGTCAGCTTAGCCGAGTCGCGTGCCCTGCGTAGGTAGCTACTCCTGTGGTTCTCTAGCTCACCATAACGCTTCTCTGCATTTGAGACCTCTAGCATGCTTTACCCTGTAGGGATGCTCAGCCCACTGCCAGACGGCTGAGGCACATTCAAATCAATCCGTAAGGAGCCAGTCCCTGTCCGCTTGCGCTTCTTTGTCTTACCGTTCTCTGTACTCTTACTGCGATTTGGTGCTTCGCGTGTAACAGGCTTGGCTGCAATAGTTGGGGCTTGAGGAGCGGGTGTTGGAGGAGGTGGAGGCGGTGGAGGATCTTTTCTTTTTGGAGGCTTAGACTTACACATTCATGGGTCTCGGTGTGGGTTCTGTTCTTTAAACTTACGGTGTAACATGTTGATAACACCGCGCTGCCCACAGCGGATCTTCAATTCATCAAAGGTCTCCTCTGGAAGAGGTGAACGCTCTGGGTAGGCTGCGTCTAGTGCCTTAAGTAAATCTTCGGGCACTCTTGGGAATCGGGCTTCTGACATAAGGTGTCTGCTATAGTGGGTGTTAATTAGAAGTTAGGTTGATCATCACTTTTATCCTTCTGCTTCTTATTAAAGATCCGATCCCATTCTGACTGCACATGTTCCTCTGGTACTTGCGAGGGTCTACGTTTACTACCTTTACCATTCATAACAGTTCTGCCTCGTTGGCTGCGCGGGTAAGCTGGCGCACAACTTCATGTGCGATCCGCTCGATAACACTAGGGTACTTGCCTTTCAAGTGGTGCCCTGTACCTGCATTCAGTCCTTCCTTAGTGAATAACTCTTTGCTCAGCATGAAGGGATCACTTTGGATAGCCTCGAAGGAATCCAGGAGGTGCTTGCAGATATAATCAAAAGTTTCATCCTTCATCATCGACTCAAACCTATCGTAATAGAGGTGTGAGGAGATAAGGTATAGGCTGCATAAACGACGAAGGGAGACCTCCGGTATGGAGACCTCCCCTTGTTCGACCTGCTGGATTACTTTGAGGTGAGTGTTCGCAGCTTCAGAGTGTAGTTGGCTAAGTCCACCCAAGGATTGCGCCCAGAGGAGCGATAAATATCCCTACACACCGGAAGATGAAGAGACCGTCCACAGGGGCGGCTAGTGCCGCTACAATAGCTGCGATGTTCATAAGCCAACCTGCAACAGCAGCAAGTAGGGCACTAATAATCATCAAACCAAATAATGCTTTCATTCTGAATATTCCTGTTCTATCAAAATATCAACGAAGTGTTTTATCTTCAGCAAGTCCTGCTTTCCATTCTTCATGCGGAACCGGCATGCATACTTAACAATTGAGTGCTGACAGGCATCCAGCTTGTTTGCCATTGAGAACTCGATAGGTTGGATCACCATGTCCTTGTAATGTCCTCCTCCTACCTGAGTGGCTAATGGGGAGGGCTTTTCAGCAACCAACATCTCAACCTGTCCAGCACCGCCCCGTTCCCACTTATCAAAATCAGAACAGTCCCTGCACCATGGGTTCGCACTCGGCTCAAAATCGCAGTTCGAGCAGTCCTTTACTTCTGGGGTTCCCACAGGATCACCTCCCTCTTCTTAAAATCATAATCAGTGTTACGGCAGATACGTGCGACACGCGCCTGGGTGAGAGCTTCTTCTTCACTCAGTCCTGCCTTGGCGTAGTATGAGACAATGGTTTCCCAGGGCGTGTAGTCACCCTGTTGTTTTACCCAGCGTTTTTCTGTCTCGCCTTTACGCTTTCCACTCTTGAACGCGTGGTCAGTCTCTACCAGGATGTGAGGATCAGCCTCTAGTATCCGTTTAGCGGTCTCGACGCCAACACCAGGGCAGCCCCCGTAACCATCGGTAGGATCACCTGCCAGAGCTTGTACAAGATGGAACCGATCCGCCTCTTCAGGGGTAATTCTTCGGATACAGTCTCCAAAACTAAGATGCTCACTGGCTTCTGATATGGACTGACGTGCGTGATCCCAGTTAAGCAGTAAGCCGGGGATGGTCTGCATGTCTTTGTCGATTGAGACAATGATCTTCTCCCCTTTGATAATCTGCTTACTGGTGGACAGAATGCCCATCACGTCGTCACCCTCTAAGCCCGGACGTTTGAACACCTCGTAGTTATCCTCAACGTACTGCTTGAGCAGAGGGCGTAACATAGGCTGACGGGTAGTAGCACGGTTGTGCTTATAGGTCGGTAGGACATCGTAGCGAAAGTTACGACTATCCGAGAGAGCTACAACAATTCGATCTGCATCCAGATCTTTCTGTAGCTGAACCATAAAGGCATCAAGCCGTGCTGCCGCTTGAACTGGATCTGCCCAATACTGCCACGGGTCTTTTAATGGATCTCCCCAGCAGATAGCTTCCTCTGCTCCTGCCGCATACATGAAGATCGGTATGTCACCGTCGATTAGGAGCGTTCTGCTCATGCCATCCCGCCAAAATCGTCATCGTCCTTATAGAACTCCACGACCCACCAGACAAATAAACCGAGCAGCACGACGCTTGTAAGTGCGTTCATTAGGATCTTACCTCGTTGTAAATATGAGCCAGCCCAGAAGGCGTTACCTTCCAGACTCTCCCAAACGTGCCTGAGAGCACCCTTGTGGTTATGAAGCCCAGCTGAGCAGCAATAGACACAACATCAACATGGTCTCGCGCAAAGCTGGACTTTGTAGTGAAGGGTGACTCCCACGCACGCTGGATAACCTTAGTGAGTTTCTGCCCAGTTACTCCCGACTTTAAATTCACCGTCGAGAGGACACCGGAAGTTGAAGTACTTCCCGGCTTGTTGAAATGCTCTGACTGCTGCATTTCCTATCTCCTCTTCTAAACCATCCCGAACTAATAGCTGCACCTCATCATGTACGTGTGCCACCATTGCCCACTGCTCACCGAACTTATATCCACGGGTGGAAAGATCCTGGTACAGTAGAACGGTCGCCTTCTTTACCGCCAAGGCTCCTGCCCCCTGGAGGAGGGCGTTAAGTGCAGAGTGTGGGGATCGAACGTGGAGTAACCTGCCGTCCACACCGCGCAGCTGACCAAACTGTTTTGCCTTCTTGATGACGACCTTTCGTAGTTGCTTCAGTGCAGGTGTTCGCTCTAGGAAGGCAGCCTTCAACGCCTTACCGCGCTTGGCTCCTTGCCCTACGATCTGACCGATCTTTGCATCACCAGCTCCATAAAGAAAACCGTAGATGAATGTCTTGGCGTTATCACGGGTAGGGAGACCGGCAGCGCGTTGGTTGGCTGTGTGAATATCACCCTCAAGCAGCTCCTTCGCATACGCCCCTCCATCGAATCTCGCCATGTAGTGGGCGAGGCAGCGTAGCTCCAGGCCAGACGCATCGGCACCAACCAGCTTCCACCCTTCAGGAGCGTAGTAGCAGCTGCGGAACTCCTTACCATACTCAGCGCCTATCGCTGGGGTCTGTGCAACATTAGGGTTCTGGTGGGTACACCTGCCTGTGACGGCTCCATTGGTAATGACTCTTCCGTAAATCCTACCGTCATCCTTCACCAACTTGAGACAAGCCTGCCTCCCTTCAGCTAGCTGCCCGATACGCTTCTGGAGCACAAGGTACTTAGTGAGGGCTTTAGCTTCAGGATACTTAAGGCTCCCCAAGACCTCATCGTCTACAGTGGGTTTACCGTCGTTGCCATACGCTGTCGGCTTCCAACCCCTGACCTTCATCAAACGATCAGCAATATGATCCCTTGATCCTGGATTGAAAGTTTGTAGTGTTATCCGTGTGTACAGGGTGCCTTCATCCTGGTACTCAAAGTAACCTGAGCAATCGTACTGCCAGTCATGTGTTGCCCATACCTTGTTGGACATATCACTACGATATTTAACAACACGCTTACCCTTCGTGGTTACACGTTCGTACTTTTTCTCTACGCCTATTGTGCAGGGTATGAAGGTGCGCTTGGTATTGGGAGACCGGCTACGTGTAGGCTTCCACCATGGAGGGAAGATATTCTGGAGATCCCGCTCATGTTCAATACGGAGCTGAGCCAGGGTGCTGTAGAGTTCCTGTGCTGCTCTCTCATTAAAGGGAAAGCCGAAGTTCTCCTGCTTATCAATAACCAGCTGGAAGTCATGTTCCAGGTCAATAGCATCTGCACTGTAGTTCTTCGACTCAATGAGGTGAAAGAATTTCGCAGTGACCTCAACATCCTGTTCACAGTAAGACTGCATCTTTGGGTTCCACACTGCCCAGGGATCAAGACCTGCCTCCTTCATCTCTTTGGAGTAGTCACCCTTATGCAGCCCCAGACGCCAGCCCCAAGCTTCGAGGCCATGGCGTCCGATCAGATTCCCTGGGAATTCAGGGCGCTTCTTTCGGAACCCAAAGTCTCTATCCTTTAGGTCAGTCCATATAAGACGGGAGAGGTTAAGTGTGTCTATAACCTTGCGTGTCTTGCCAGCGGATTTCATCAGGTCATCCTGGATATGAAACCAGGGGTAGACTTTTTGTATTGCAGGGATGTCGAACTTGATAATGTTGTGACCAATAATCTGGTCAGCTTCCATGAGGAGCCTTAAGCCCTCCTCAAGCGTTAAGTGCTTGTAGACATCACACCCTGGGTAGGCATCCTTGCCGTGGTCATGACATGTAAATCCGAATCCATGATCTACATCCTTAAGAACTAAGCTGTGAACTTGGGTTAGTTTATCGAGCAGTCCGTCTGTCTCGATGTCAAAGAAGTATCGAGACATCTTGTTACTTCTCAGGCCTTAGCTATCTTGTCGCTGATATATTCAAGTGGGTATGTATACCACTCAGGGACACTCTCGAATGTAGCATCAAATCCACACTCAAAAACCTCATTCAACTTAGAGGCTCCATGCTCTATAGCCTTTAGACCATAGTGAAGAGTTAGCGCAACACCAAAGGGGATGTGGGTGGTCATGAAGAGGACGAGAGCCGCAACACGCCAGCTGTATACTTTAAGTTTCTTTTTCATGATTTAACTTCCTTCAATAAGATGTATTTAAAAGTTTGAGGCTTAGCCCCAGGTATCTGGAGGCTAACTTCTACTGAGGTGGGTATTGCGGTTTCATCACTACGGAAACCTAATGAAGTTATGGTGCCGAGGGTACGTGCCTGCTTGTCCACGTTACTCTCTTGCATGGACAGCTGGTTCCAACTCAAAGTCGTGCATGGTTATTCTCTCAAGGGATGGGAAGCGTACTACTACCTCATCGGTGTGGCGGTAAGCGAACAACACCATACCTGTGCGTGCATTCAGTGTTGTCTGCACATAGTCCCCTGAAGTAAAACGATGAGGGTACGTTGGGGGAGGTGGGCGTGTCATCGCAAAAATCGCAGTCCCTATAACAATCAATCCGCCGAGTCCCAGCCCCCACAACATGCTCTTGAGACGCAGCTCCGCAGCACGTACATAGGGACTATCTACCTCGATGATTGGGTCGAGGGTACGTGCCTGCTTATCCACGTTACTCTCAAGCATGGACAGCTTGAGGCACTAACCCCCAGTGAGAGTATTCACCTATACCTTGCATCACTCGTCGTCCTGCAAGCGTTAAACCATCCTCATCTGTTATTGCTTGCAGCTGCATTTCAAAACAACCGCTCCACTTACTTGATACGTCAGCGAGGTGATTAAAGAAATGTGCTTGTTCCATAGAGCACATACTGGCAAAAAGTTCAGCCAGCATCTCAGGAGTAACCTGCTTCAGGTGCTCACCAACTAATATCTTAGTGTCACAAAGTTTCACTAGGCTCTCCTAAAAATCAGACTTCTTATCACCATCTTCTGCCTCTTCATCAAAGCCATATACATCAGCTTCATCAGGCTCCAGGTATTGGTCTGTCTTGGGGTCATATTTGATATTAAATCTACCGACGTTCCCGAACTCACGATCCTTCAGTAGTACGAAGGTTGATGTGTTACGTTCACCAGCAGATAACTCAGGATCTTTATTACGCTCAATACCGAACATGTAGTGACCGAAGCGCATCAATCCTCGCGACCCGGTGAACTGGTACTCTTGTACCTTGCCACCACGTTCATGGGGTTCACCTGTCTTAGGAGGATTGAGGTGGCTGAAGCCATACAACGAGAAGTCATACTTCTGGATCAACTCGGCAATATCTTTAGAGATGCGATTGATCTCTTCGTTGGCTTCTGTGGCGCTGAGGTGCGCTACCATTACCGTTAGGTTATCTAGGAAGATGTCCTTTATGCCTAGCCCTGCAACCATGTAGACGAGCGCGTCCTTTATATCGTCCCACTCAGCACCCATCTTGTCGTGCCGATAGAGGCTGACCTTACCGCGTAGATCTTTGATGCCTGCTTCCAGTTCTTCCTGAGTAAAGTCACCATCAGGGAGGTGGAACGGCTTCCCACAGAATTTACCAGCTATACCTTTAAGGGTGCGCCCTGGGGCTTCCTCCAACATGAAGACACCCACAGGTAACTGCTGCTCATTAACTAGCCAGGACTGTAACTCCTTCGCCCAGTTGGTTTTACCTATACCCACACCAGCGCCTAGGTAATAGGCTTTCTTTCTATGGATACCATGCGTCAACTTAGTGAGTGATTCCCACGGCCAGGGGATACCTTCGGTAGGCATTGCGATAGCTTCAGCAAACACATCGTCTACGCAGGCAACTGCCTCTGGGGTGTAGATGCGTGCATTCCACATAGCATCCAGTAGCTCTTTAACTCGTCCCGCTACCAGCATCTCATTGGCATCTTTCAGAGGGAGTTCAGCTATCTTGGCTTTGCCATGTGGGAACAGTTGGGCACACTCTGTAGCTGCGTCCTTCCCTGGTTCATCCATATCGAACATGAAGATAACTTCCTCAAACTGAGAGAGCCAGCCCATTGCTTTGGCAATCGCTCTCTTAGCACCGGAAGCGCCAGTAGGAATCGAGACGACTGCCCACTTGTTCTGCTGTGCTTGTGACATAGAGAGGGCATCAATCTCACCCTCTACGATGACCACCTTCTTGCCCCCATCTCTCCAAAGCCATTGACCATAAAGAGGAAGTGCTTTCTTTAGCTCACCTAACACAAGGAAGTCTTTGTCTGGGAAGCGGATCTTCTGTGCGACGACTTGCCCAGCCTCATTTCTATAGCTGGCGACATGTACAGGTTTGTCTTTAAATCTTGCGAACCCATAGCCCCACTTTTTACAGGTATCCTCGTTGATACAACGCTTCACTAAGGGACGTGTCTCCACCTCACTCAGCGGTATTAAATCAGCAGCCACTGTTGTACTCCTTGAGTAACTTATATCTTTGTCAGGGGGGAAACGCTGGTTGCATGAGAAGCAGGTGCCCCACCCATCTGTGTTGATGGATAGGGCATCTGAGGAACCACATGTGGGATCAGGGCACGGGAGGTTTGTCTGTGCCCACTCAGCCATTATTTCTGAGTGAACTCCACAACAGACCCTGGAGGCAGGATGTTGACACATAGCAGATCGACATCATCTACGGTAGTGTCCCTGATCCAAGGAACCTCCCCAGACTCACCGAAGCAGAGGATCTTTCCCAGATCCACAACAATATTCAGCCACCCGTTTGCATCGGTAAACCATGTACCAGACTCCAAAGATAAATTCTTCTTTACCTCGTAGCTCATACAAGTACTCCTTAATGTAGGTTTACGCGGAAACCACCAGTACCGTTTGGTACTACTAGGCGCTTCTCTTTAAGCACACGCAGGCGTTCTTGGGGGATGTAATACTCAGCGTATAGCTGCTTCTTGAAATCCCTCTTCCGCCGCATTACGATGGAGGCTTCACCCAGCTTCATGCGCAGGTTTGCTACAACTGCTGTGAGGTTTGCAATGCTCAGTTGGTGAGCCGTAGTCAACCGTGTAGCGTGATAACCGTTTGCCAGATAGTTGGCGAGACGTTGTGCTTGGTTCATTGTGGGTAGCCCTCTGGTAGGGTTGAGACATGGCCTTCTACAACCACAAAATCTTCAGACAGTAATGACCAATAGCGCGGTTTAGTATCACTGGTGGTATTCTCAACGTAGACGCCAGCTGATCCATAACGAGACACCGCAGTAACTTCAGTCCCCTTCAGGTAATCCATGCGTCCAGCTTTGTTCCATCCTATTCTGCCTGCTTGCTTCCTAACATAAATAACAACAGGAGTAGGTGTACGCAGTTTGATCGCTTCTTCATTCTCTGCGTGGAACTTGCGCTTCTTGGCGATGCGCTTCTCCATGCTCTCGATCTGGCGCATGAGGCTTTCGTTCTCTGCCTTGAGTTCAGCTACGGACTGCGTAGGGGATGCAGGCTCAAACTGGCAGGGATCATAAACATTACAGTGCTGCCTGCCATCTGGCGACGTCCATTTAACAGCTAGCCACCCAGAGCCTCGCCGGTAATCCTCACGCACAGTAAAGTGGGTGCCTGCTATAAATTCAGCCATCAGCTGGTCAAACGCAAAGGCGGTATTCCGCCCTCGCCGCTTCATAGCGTCCTTCCGTAGAACTACCTTGTCGCCTGCTTTAAAATCATATTGTTTTGTCATTGTTTCTATCTCTCAGTTGTCGAGTGCTTAAAAAGCTGTAGAAAAAAGAAAGCCCCACCTCTCGTTAGAGAAGCAGGGCTTGTTAGCATCATGCTGTAGTGGGTGTTAATTAATTGATGGTAGGTTTGAACTTATCCCAGCACTCCTGTATATCGAAACAGGGGCACTCCTTTGAACTGATCTCGTTGTGACCTATTGTTCGAGCGTTGGGGTAATCAATGCGGAGGGAGTAGAGGAGAGTACAGAGCATTCTCTTCTGCTCATCAGTGAAGTTATCCTCACTGTTTCCTTCCTCATCTATACCACCTGCTAGGCAAATTCCAATGCTGTAAGTGTTATGTCCCTTAGCGTGGGCACCTACCTCATTTACGTTACGCCCCTCTTCCAAGGTGCCATCCCGTTTAATAACAAAGTGGTAGCCAACCTTCAGCCACCCACGGGCACGATGCCAGCGGTCAATATCCTTAACACCTATATCCATGCTGGGCTTTGTGGCAGCGCAGTGGATAATAAAACTGTGGATCTTTCTCATTACTTCTTTATGTTTGCCTTTTCGTTCTCAGCAATCCGGACAGGACATTCAGGCTCGTCAATCCATTCTTGTGGAATACGCTGCTTTGCATATTGAAAGCCATACTTCTCGCACCACATTGCATAGGTCGTCTTGGACTGCTTGCTTATCCGGCTCCTTGGGTTACTGAACACAAACCGGATGTCCAGCTTCGGATGCTGCTCTTTAACGAGGATGTGCTTCTGCCTATCCGCTGTCTCAAACCTTCCCTTGGATTCAATGATGATGCCGTTGGAGAGTACGAAGTCAGGTGTGTAGCGGGAGATACGGGCAGGCTTCAAGAACTTAAGCGTTAGCTGTTCGTAAGTGAAGACCTGCCGTAACCTCTCAAGCTGGGCGGCTATCAACTCTTCTAAACCAGAGCGAAAGCCGTGAGCTATTCCCACTTGGCGCTGTGAGTAACCTCGCTTAGAAGTCGTCTTCGCCATTATCTTCCTGGGCGTTTGAAGTGGCACTCGCTGGGGTCTCTTCAGGCTCACTATCGAAGCCTTCATCTTCCTCACCGAAACCATAAGAGTCAGCAGTACCTACGCCGAACTCAACGAGGTCAATGATCTTTACTGCTGCAAGATCCAACGTGATGCCTGCCTTCATGGATGAGGACATCATGTAATTACGCGAGGTAAAGCTGACTCGTATCGTAGAGCCACCCCCTACCTTAGCGCCCATTACGAGCTTCGCTGGGGTTGCACAATTAAACAGTGGAATTGTTACAGGGGTGTCGGGAGCACCATCTCTTCCTGGGATAACAGCGTTCTGCTTGAAGTTGAAGATGAGGGCACCTGTTGGCTCGTCATCATCGCCGTACTCTTCCTCATAAGGATAGGCACGCTCGATCTTCTTCTTATCTTTTGGCTTGGCTTCATCGACTGCCTCTTGGTACGCCACCTCAACCATGCTGTCGATCTTCTCTTTGAAGTCCTCAGCTTCCCCGCCTATCAGGCGAAGCTTCACCTTCCATGCAGGCTTGACGGCTTTGCCTTTGAAGGCGCGGGTATCCGGTTTGTTAAGATGTGGGTAGACAGCAATGCCTGCGGGTGTTGTGTATTTTTGTTTCTTTGCCACTGAGTTTAACCCTCAATCAGTTTGGTGATGTTAGAGGAGGCAATGCGTGCGCGTGATGCTTCCTTCTTGGCTGCTTCCTGGTCACGTAGGTTGAGATTCATCGCATCCATTAGACGCTCTACTTTCTTATCCTGCTGCTGTGCCAGGGCTTCCAGCTTTGCTGCTGCTTTCTTGAACTGCTTTAAGATTGAATTGACTGTTGCCATTTTATGCTCCGTATTTTTCTTCAAGTTCTGCGACATCCACACCTTCTTCCAGTAGTCGGGCAGTTAGATCAACCGGGAGTGGGGAGCCTTGTGTTAATAAAGTGAGTGCCGTCGCTAAGCTAGGGGACACGATGCCGCCTGTGCTGCTGTAACAGCCTCGTGTTTCTTAGTGAAGATGCGCCCCTCTTCTTCACGGGCTTTATCTATCGTGTCCCCACGCCAGAACGCCTCGAATACTGTGGCTGTTTTGGCATAAGGACGGCGATAGAAAGTCCAGTAGTGACTGCCTTTTCTCATGAGCGCTCTTCCACAGGGAGGCTGTTAGCTGGGAAGTCTATAGAACCTATCGCCTCTGTATAGGGTGCGTGGATGCTTACAGTAGTTAAGGCCTGTGCTATCGCATCCATGTGTTTGCGGCGTGTATGCACTGGACTGCCACTTATGCGCGCACATACCTTCCGTAACGTGATTGCCTCACTCTCAGTAAGCTCTAAGTTAATGATGCGGAAACTACGCACTTCGGATGCTTTTGCCATTGTTCTGCTCCTTCAATTAAGTTTTAAGTACTTGCTGTAGTGGGTGTTAATTAAGCAGCAGCACGACGGGCGCACTCTCGCTTCCCTTGGTGAGGTACATAACGGGAACTCTCGCGGTGTTTAATTCGAGTTGGATAGAATGTGCTGGTAGAGGTGATTACACCTGTAACTGTATTGAGAAATTTGGAAGTCACCCGCATTCCAAAGTAGAGGTAGCGACCTATCGCTTGAACAGCGTGATCACTTCGAGTTCCTATAAAATCTAATTCATCACTCACAATTCATTCTCCATATAAAGTTCAACAGCCTTGAATTCTGTACGTCTACCTTCAGCGTGGTTCATTACGTTGTCTGCAATAGTGAAAGCATCCTGTGGTCTTATACAGTAGCGTTCTATAAGTAACTTGAAGGTGGCGGTCACAGCCAACACCTGCTCATGCGGTTGTAATTGTTGCAGAGCATTAATGACGTGCATGGTGCTACTCGTAGCATCCGTGAGATCAATATTAGCTAGGAGGTCTCTGACGTAGCGGTATGACATACTCCCTCCTCTCCGGTTATCTTTGTGATGTGAGGGACACGTTCGTCATCCCAGAAATCAGCTATGTATTGATCTTCATGCTCGTCTTCCCACGCAACCCACAGCTCTCCATCTAACTCATAGAGAGTGGCTACCCACTTCTCTTCGCCTTCATGGGTTAAGTCGTAAATGAAAGTGTCTCCCGCAGTTAGCGGGTTGTTGTTACAGTCGATGAGGTTTAGGTGCGAACTCATAGGCTTCTCCAAGTTAAGTTTTAAGTAATCGCTGTAGTGGGTGTTAATTGAGAAACCCCCAGACACTGAGATAATGTGTCCAGGGGTGGAACCCATCAGGCAAAGAAAAACCGGGACTCCAAAATGGAATCCAGATCCAGGGTGCCTTTACTCGGCGGGGGTTCAAGTTGTCCACTGAATAAGACAGGCTCTACCTCTGCTTTGAAGTCCTCCAAGACATCGTTCTCTTTGTACATATCGACAAACGCACGGCGTAAGGCTAGTGCTAGCACCTCCGTGTCAGCAGCGAGTGTTCCATAAGAGTCGTGTACCATTGCAAACTGAGTAACATCATTCTCCACAGCAAGCACGACGGTGAGCCGTAAGGCAGTTGCATCTAAAGCATGCACAAAGTTGGGTGCGATCCCATTTGACTGCCTACGATTATCCAATGTGGGTAGATCCTCCTGGAGGGTAAGCTTCACAACCTTCCCGCCTATCTTGGTCTCAACCCTGCGTGCTTTCTGATCCATATATGCTTGCATGATCACGAATCCATCAGGGGTCGTCCAGTTAATTGGTAGTCCCTCCTTTGATAATGCTCTCGCGGAGTCCTGCAACCAGTTCATTGCTTCCCGTGCCTTGATGACCACCTCACCGATAGCTTCCCAGACAATTTTTGCCAGATAACTAGATGCTTTGAAGGTCTGTTCACCAAAGGGGTTAGCTTCACCTGCTGCTACACGTTCCTCTAAGTGCTCCTGTATATATTCACGACATGAGTAGAGCGTCCCAGAGTAGGGCACTACCATCACTGCGCGTTTGGTTGTCTTCCGGTTTATCCCAAAGTCTAACCACTGCTGTGCTAGTTCATCCTTATTATGTCCAGGGGTGGAAACATACAGGCGCAACTTGGCTATAGAAACGTCTGCCACGTCCTGATAGATGTCTGCCGGGGTAGCTTTCGGTAGCAGGTTGACTGACTCCCCTCCTACCTCATCCCGTAATGCTGCGCTGTAGTGTTGTAGACCGTTGCAGCTCCCATCCAATGCAATAGGGAGAGATGAGACAAACCCGTAGCCTTCATTGAGAAACCCTGCCCACTCAAAGCACCACGCCAGGAACTGCCAGGGCTTATCAGCCTCCACCCACCACCTGTTCTCAATGGGATCAGCTGCCACTGCTTTAATCTCCTCACTGTGGAGGTGCGCCCATAAGGATCTCTCTTGCAGTGACACCTTGTCGTGTCCGAAGAGGTTAGCGCCGTGCATGCCCAGCCAATCAGCAGCTGTCTTGTCCCGGATAGGTTTACCTGTGGCAAAGGTAAGCAATCCCTTAGCCATGTCGGCACCCTGCGGATTCAGGAACATAGGCACTGCATAGATTCTCCCCCGGAAATCATACTGGTAGGGGAAGAATATCTCAGGCTCCTCTTTAAATCGCTCAGCTATTGTGATGATTTTAACAACCTGAAGACGCTTGGAGCGTGCCTTGCTGTTACGATCATGAATAGTGGCTGTCGCTTTCTTCCAATCAATGAAACCTTCACGCTGCTCTGGACTCATCTCACCTTTAAGTATCTCTTTAGGGAGACATGCAGGACGTGGTGGTAACTCTATGTCAACACGCGAGGGTAGCTTACCTAGATCCAAACCCCTCTCCCACACGATACTCGCCACCTCTAACACCTTAGCGTTGATCTTCCAGGAAGTACGCTGGAGACTGTTGATCGCACTGTAGACTACAGGCATCAACGCCTTGCGTCCTTGTATCTCCTCCAGATAGTTGCGGTTGCGACTCTTGATCATACAGAGAGGCCGTAGCGCCTCAGTGTAGTAGCCTCCGCCGTAGAGCGCACCCCACTCTTTTGGGGGGATGACCGTAGGGAGATAGACAGGGAACATCAGCTCCGCCCTGGCATTCTTCTCGTCGATCCACGCCATGGTCTTAGGTGTAGCCTCCAGGTACAGCGGTGAGTTGTTCTTACCCTCATGCCGTTGGATAACATCAGCTAGCTGCGTGGATTTACAGAATAGCTCAATACATTTGATACCTATATGCAGCTTATCCACCTTGGGCCAGTCAATGTGTGAGCAAGTCCTACTGTGGGCAACCCTCATCACCCTACGTTTATGTACTTGGTGCTGGGTTGTCCGTTTGTCCAGGTAGCGGAACAGCTCTGGTGCCTCCTTCTGCATCTGTGTAAAGCGCACCTCGTCCTCTAGCTGGGATGCTACACGCAGGGCAGCCTTCTGTACGTGACTGCGAAAGGTAATCTGATCCAGGCATATCTTGGAGATGATGAAAGCTGCTACATCTGGTTCGATAAGTTTCAGATAGGCGACTGCTTTATGCTTTCTCCCCTTCCCTCCACTCGCTTCGAGGAACGCTTGGAGGGCTTCTGATACTGGCTGGATGGCTCCTCTCATTAAGTGGGAACCGTGGGATGAGGTGGACTCCTCCCCCCGCGCTCTACTCTCTGCAAGCTGCGCCCGGTAACGGGCTGTCCCCATGCCTTGCATCTCTAACTCTAGGTGGGCTTGCTTGGTGTACTGCTCATCGGTGATTGCTGGTGTCTGCATCGTGATGGTCTCCTGGGTACTTACTTAAGGTTTAACTTAAAGTAGGAGCTTGGGGTGCTCCGCTGTAGTGGGTGTTAATTAAGTTACTCGTCGGTAAGGGCTGAACCTGCTTCCTTTTGGAGACCTGCGTAGAAAGCCGCCTCATGTGGGACTAGAGGGTGGTTTCCTTTAATACAAAGTCGGTTAACTTCACGGGCAAACTCAACTGAGTAGATGCACTTAATTGTGCCTTCGTGCTTGAAAGGACTGACGCTGAACTCTAATGCCCTAGCCGCAGCACATAGGAACTTTCCAAACTTCTTAATATCCAGCTTTCGGTCATTGAAATACATCTCAGCAATCTGCCTTGCCGTCATCCAACCATCTGGGATAGGAGCCTCCTTAGTCTTAGCCTCCAACACCTGCACCTTAGCCAGCGCCAGCTTCAGTTCATGCGCAGTCTGCTTGTCCTTGGCTATGAGTTTCCCGTCGAGGAACTTCCCGAAGACTTTGACCACGAACACAGTCAACGCACGGGCTTTAGGTGTCCCGCATTGGGATGTGATGTAGACCGCTTGGTCTCTGGTGAGGTGGTAGGAGGTGGTCTCACCCACTCTGCCTTTGCCGCATGTGTATGGCACCGCAACCTGCGTTACCAATCCAAACTCCTCCATCACAGCAAGGTGGTCAGTCCCCTTTTTTCCCTTGAGCAGCTCACGTATGTGGTTCGGGTTTTTGTACCCCAGCCAAGCCCCAAGATCCGTATCGAGAACTCTAGGTATTCCATCTTCCCACTCGGTTACTGGGAGGGTGGATAGGGTGGTGGTTAGTTGGGTTTTCAT